TAAAAACACTTAGACCTACTATTGGTTTAGATGTTGATGATTCTTATGTCCTTAGAACGGACCAAAGAACTCAGGTTCTTTCAGGTCATCCAATTCAAATGTACAACAACGAAGAAACTACATATGGCCCTAATAATGTGGAGGATGACTATGAGGGAATAGGAATCTTAGGTTTTGGTTATGAATCTACAAGCGGAGATACGCGAGTTTTTCTCGACGGCAACCCCGGCTACACTACATCTTCAACTGTCAACATTGAGAAGACAACAAGCCATAATGCTACCGGCGTTCAGCCACAAGCAGTCGGAACATATACTCTTAATGGGATAACAAATCAATTTCTTGATTTTGATGCTGGTGACGTAACATACACTTTCGATTCAACTCCTAGATATATTTACGCTGGAAAATACATATGGGATGGAAACGGAATCCCTACAACTGCAAACGCATCTAATAGAAACTATTATTCTTTTATATTTTTAGGCGACCCCGCGTTAGATGTAGGGGATAAGTTTGTAGTTCCAGAAGTAAAAGGACATACACAAATACAAGACAAAGTTCATACTGTTATATCATCAGGAGAATTCAGTAATTTTTCATCCATAAATTTAGCGGGGTCAAATAGGTCTGGTTATTATACAGGGGTAGGAAACAGTGCGGCTGGTAGTAGTGCTATATACAATGGTTTTTTTAAGTTAGATTTAGGCGATGAATCTTTTACTGATGCTACTAGAACTGGTGGACCCAAACTATATGTCGTAGTTACAGATTGTAAATACGGTTCATCGGGAGCGGAATACGGTACGTTTAGTAACGCAGTAGCAACAACCACTGTAAACGCAATAACACAGCCGGGTGCTTCTAGTATGACTCTCACAGATGCCACATCATTTGACGGCTCCGGCTCTGCCGCTAAACCGGCATCGTTATCAAGCCTTGGTATAAATTTTGATTTTATAACATACACTGGTAAATCATCTAATGATTTAACAGGAATACCTACGTCTGGTGACGCTGCAATTAGACTACCATTATTCCTCACAGGCGGCGCACCTACTGTAACCCAACCCGGATGGTTGTTTGGGACAGACAGAGGTATAATAGCAAGCGATAGAGGTATAGTAACACCAATACCTGCATCACTAACTGACATTTCCCAAAGAGCAGCACACGCAGTTTGGATGCGCGACCTACCCCATTCACTTTGGTTTCAGTATCATTTTGGTAACATGACCGGAACTGGTTCGGTAGGTCTTTCTGCTGCCAATAAGACTGGAAAAACTGCGGCGGCAGTTTCAGCGGGGGCTAAAGTAATAGAAATAGGAGCGACTTTATACGCCGCTTTACCTAGTTTTGGTGTAGGTCAATTAGGCCCAACTCTAACAGCCGGTTCTGGAGTTATAAATACAATTCAATCTCAATTAGATAAAGTAACATTAGATACATTTATTTACAAAGGTAAAGCAACTACTGGTGGTCGTTACTATCTTATAGGTTGTGATTTTATTAGTAAAGACCACGATACGTTATCTTTTATCGGTATTACTGACATAAGTAACGACTACAAACATTGTTGGCTTTTATGGGCAGACATGAGAAATGATGGTACTGCTGACGCAGACGGCGGTAGAAGAAAACAAAGTTTTGGTATATTAGAACCTACGATAGAAAATTACGAAGTAGAACTATTCTATGCAGACCAAGTTAATGTTGATGGAAACCCGGACTCTTTTACCGACCTTAAATTAGGCGAGGATATTGATTTGTGGGAAGTAGACTCTACTACTGACCCTTCTACTGGTGGTGCGTTTTCAAGACCTCCAGATTACTCTACTGGAGCAGCGGTTTCTGGAATAGCAGACGCTTCAAGTGCGCTTAGATTGACAGTTAGTTCTGGTCACGGTGTTGTCGCTAACGATTATATTCACGTCTTTAACAGTCTAAAGCACGATGGAGTTTACAAGGTATCTGCTGTAACATCAACAACAATAACATTAGCGGCAAACACATATGTCGCATCTGACGCTGGTAACACAGGGGGTATTCATTTCTGTAAAGTTATAGGTAGCGGTAAAGAATCGAATTCCGGGTTTCACGGTTGGGAGGAAAAGGCTGGCGCACTCCTTATTGTTGACTCTGCCAAATTTTTCAATCTTAATACAACTACTAATGATGGTAGGTTGTATAATAAGGTAGGTGGTAGAACAAGCCTTGGTGATTATGTTTCTTCAAGAGAAGGATTCCCCTCTTTGATAGATAATTATTGGAAACAGGCAACTGCCTCGCACTTGACTGTCGGCCCACCTTACGCTACTCACCGTAATGCTGCTCGCATAGCCACTTCTAGTTCTTTGATAGATAGTTCTATAACAATAGGAGATAGGCATATAGAAGTTGAAGATGGTGGTGTTTTTGATAAAAGTGGTGTAGGTCGTGTTATTGGGTCGAAGGGAGAAAACACTACTACTAATTACATTTTGTGGAAAGAAAGAGTGAAAGATGTACACACAGGGACAGTGACCTCAAATGGGACCAGTGGTGCTACTATATTCACTCTTACGGATTCTTCTGCTGATTTTTCAGCACTTGAGGAAGCCATCACAAAAGAGCAATACCCTAAAATTAAAAATACTACGACAGGAGAAACAAGCATAATAGTTAGTTATGTAGGTTCAACAACAATAGGTATAGCAAAGACAAACTACACAACTGGAACGCCACCAGTTGAAGATTTAGACGATTATCAGAATATCAATGGTTGGGGTTCGATAGCAAACGGAAATGAATATGTTATACCTGCACAACTTGTAAGTGTTTATGGTACATCTCTTTCAAACCTCGCCAATACGCCATCAGCAACTTATTCCGAAATAGAAAGTAAGATACAAGAAGAATGGTTAAAGGAACACATATATCGAACAAGGGCTGGAACTACATTTGCTTTATTACCTGTTATAGAATTCAGTATGAGTATTGGTACTGGTCAACAGCAATTCGATTCAATAGGTATTGTAAATACAATAGGCTCTCCTTATGCTTTGAGATTAATGATGAGGGTTCGTGGTTTTGTAGAAAGCCCGAATCAAGGAACGTATTACGAAAGTGATAAAATGCGTATGATGTGGAATGCTGGTTTAATGAAAACGTGGTTGCCACGCACTCGTTTATCTTGTATTCACGATATATCTAATGTACCAAACACTACTATGTTAGCAGTAAATGGTAATCTTGATGTTGATACTCAAGATGATTTTGGTTCAGTATTTGATGCGCGTAGTAAAACTTTATTTGGTGTTATACGCGGTATGCAAGGAACTAGCGGTCTTGCGAGGACTAACGGCAATCAACTTAATTTTGCTTATCTCGCTGGTAGAGATGGTAGAATTGATTTTAGACCTCGTTATAATTCTGGTTTTGCTTTTGATAGAAGTAATTTAATGGTCAGCGACATGAAAACAGATATGGCAGGTACAGTTACTCATGTAAGAGTGTATTACAAAAACGGTCAATCTTTTTGTGACTTCCCAAGACCATCTTTATCGGACACTACTCGTTGGAAAATTATTGAAATGCCGGGAATTGCTAATCACAGTGAAGCGGAAGCGGTAGCGAAACATGAATATAGGAAGTCACAAAACACAAGACTTTCTATCGTCGCTGAACCAATTAGGTCAAGCACCGAAACTAACAAAATGTTAAGTGGTGGTCGCTATGGTTATATAGCAGACACACAAAGATTGTTAGATGGCTTTAGTGGCGCAAGAATGTATGATATGTTTGCAGTAGGTTACGGGTTTTCGCCATTCCCCGGTATGAATAATGCTATGGATGGGAACCTAAAGACCACAAGTGGAAAAATCCGTTATGGACAAGCGGCCCCTTACACGGCCATAGGAACTTCGGGTACACCTACTAGAACTGCATATGATGAGCATTATTACTCTTATGGTGCTAACAGTTTATCTTACGGTATGCAAGTTGTTCATATCCCTAAAGATATGCCTCTTGTAAGCGGAACTACAAGTAATGACTTAAGATGTTTCATAGTTCTCAAAGAACAAGAAGTAACAAGTATTGACGATGCTGAGTTTCATTTATTATTAGTTGATTATTCCTTTAGTAACTCAACCACAGGCAACGGTGGAGGAACATCACCATCAGCCGCTTTGGCTCCCTCGCTTGCTGGAACAGAAGCAAACGCTACTTCTTATGTAACTGTTAAAAATAGTGGGTTTTATCAAATACGAGTACCCCAAACTTACTCAAGTACGCTATATACTGCTGGCGCACAAATAGTAGTTTCTTTCAACGCAGAATATTGTCGTGCGCTTCTAAGACATAGATGTGGCGACCCTACACAAACGGCACACGCTTCGTCCGGTTACATACTTGATAACGCTCATGTACTTACGGGTATATCTTCTCTAGCATACACAGCGGGAAATGATAACAGTCTTTTCCCTCTTGGTGGGCGTAAGTATTCTGAGTTTGGTGATTTTGCTTACGGACGTAGCGAATGGTATGCTCCTAGACTTCATATAGTTCCCGATGTAAAATTTGTACCCGGAACCTTCGCAACATATACGGATAAGGCTTTACAACTAAACTCAGAAACTATGGTTATACAAAGTGTATCATGGGACACTAAGGGTAAAGATATTGAAGATGTTAAAATAAAATTAGAGAGAGATATGAATTTGCCACCAAGCGGTGTTTTACCTTACATAGCAACTATGGGTATTAATCCAAGAACGGGTTCAACCGACAGCACTGGTGGTTCGGGTGCAGACTCTCCTCAACCTACACCATACCCCGATACGAATGGGCCGGGTGATGGTGCTGGTGGTTACGGTGGTTCGTACCCCGGTTTAGACCCGCTGCCCGGCAACAACCCAAGTCCCGGCTTACCAACAGGAGGAGTAACACCTCCTACAAACTCACCCGGAGGAGCGCACTCCCCTAGTTCTGGTGCAAATCAATTGACCAGTGGTATTTATGGAAACATGAAAGGTAGGATGGCTCTCGATAATGATATGTTTAGTTCACAAGGCTCTTTTTCTATATTAGGTCAAAGAAAACCATCTCCTTTACCTTCGATGATGGTTCCAGCGACTAATTCCGGTTTAGGTAATATATCACCTGCTTTTGGTGGTGCTACAAAAGGTGATGGGGAAATGGTTTTGCCGGGTGTCGGTAACTCAGATAATACAGGAGATTCATCTAGTGGTATTGAAACCTCAGTAGCAGTACCCCTTAATGTGGTTTCAGAAACGGTAAATGTGACTGGTGTTATTTCTTGCGCTCCAAACTCGGTAGGAAGCGAAAAAGCAGTATTAAACTGTTCTATTGAATGTGTTGAAACAGGAGAGGTATTAAATAACGATATAATGATTAGTACAGGAACTTCAAAACAAACAATAGACTTGATACCTAATGCTACGTTAAATGGCTCAAGCACATTGGGTAATAATCTCAGAGTGATTATATCAAGAACTCCAGAATTCAGCAAAGATACTGCAAACTTTAACTCAGTAAAAATTCACTCTCTTGACATATTGTTTGACCAAGCAGCCTTTAATACACCGGGATTAAATCAACAATTCAAGACGTTTTCGTGATTGGGTCACGTAAAGATAATATTCGTCGCGCCTTTTCTCTACCGATACCCGGAATCTTCATCAACTGTTTCTGCGAAGTTTTATTGTTTAGTAATTTAGGAATTGTATTGAATTCATCCATGACTTGTTCTGCTAAATGTGGTGTTATACCTTGGATGGATGATAACGCCTTGATAGGGGCCTCTAGGTTTGCCGTCTGAGCCACCTTTACGGTTTTGGGTACGTTACCTAGCCTGTCGGTAATTAGGTGGTTTGTGTGGGTCGTTATGATGAAATCTACGAACTCATCCATCGTTAGAAATTGCATGAATTTAATATTAGGGAATCGAGAATAAAAAGATACTTTGAAAGATTTTATTACTGACCTCATTTTAGACATTTCTTTCGCTACCGATTGTGCAGTAGGTCTTCCGCCGGGAACCCAAGGTTTCAATTTAGTTCCGTAGACAACTAACATAGGATTCTCAAACGCTTCTTCAAGGTCACGTAATTGTGCTACAATAGTTCTATTTCTACCGATTCCCAAGATAGACCTATACAAGTCGTTTATTTCCTTGGCTTCTATTCCTATATCTCCTATGATATAATCAGCCGAGTCTAAACGCGCTACTTTTGCTATCCCATTTGATGATTGATTTGCATCACCACCACGCATAAGCATTTTGTGTATGACCTTCTCATTCTCTCGGTCATCTATAAGAATCATAGATAATGCTATGTTGACTCCCTTTATTAATTAAGCGCACCAACAATCATGCCCATCGCACAAACCGCGAGCAGCGTACCATCCAGCAGAGGGCGACCTATCGTAACTTAGTAGCGTTTTGATATGCCCTCTACTTACAGTAGGGTTAAAATCTCTCCAATCTAGTGTTTCTATGTATGTCAATATCTCATCTTCCATAGACTTCAATTTGTCTGCCGGTACACTAGCCGCTGGAGCAAACCAGCGTAGGTTTTCAGCCATATGTAATACTAATGCCACACGAATCTCATGAGCAGGGTTACTTACTTGTATTGCGCTATCCAAACAAGGAGGTATTGGCACAGTGCTATGTGTACCTACTTCGCCCGAAAATGTTCCCTTAGATACCCATTGTTCTGTTTCTGGATTCTCGATAGCCCACTTTGTAATAGAGAAGGTAGGTGATAAATCATCGCCACGAAACGGGTCGAGATGTGTGTAATCATTTACTGGTCTTGTAGGTATGATAAAGTCCATAGGTGAATCAGCAAATTCACGCGCATCTACATTGACTGCCCATCTACCTCTACTTACATTGAATGTATCTGGAATCCTAGTCATCTTCTTAGCGAAACCCACACCATCTAATGTCTTTAGGTCATGTGCCTTACTGCGCTCGTAACGATTTAGTTTTCGGTCCCATGAGCCTCCGATAACAGGCTCCCTGAACAACTGATGTACGTGGAATCCACGACCAGTAGCAACTAATCTTACATCGCCTTCTAAGCGATTTATCAGTGTTGCTACATCACGCTTGACATCATTTATACCACCACGTTCACCCATATCGAAATCCCACCATGCTCGGTCAATAACTACACTATTGTAGTCAGGCTTCCAATGCCTTTGGGGGTCACGTTCTTTGAAAGAGAATAAGGAAGTATAACAATTTGCTTTACCGTTTACGGTATCAACGTAAGAGGAAAATCTATCTATCGAAGGACAAATGCTACGCCGAAGTCCAATCTCGCGAGGGAATGAAAGAAGCATATCTCAACCAACCACCTGCTCATGTCCACACGCGCAGACTGCTACAACGATAGGGGTTCTTTCGCCACCTTCCTCGCTAGTCACACTCCAAAGGGTCATTTCATCTACCCATTCACAATCGCCACTACCTTCGTCTTTTGCACATACTGTTACTTCTTTACTCATTGTATCACGTCCGGTTCTAATCCACTAAGAATCCCCTCACACGACATGGAAAAATCGCACCATTCGGGGCAAAAATAATCATTCCACTTCATCGGCCATTGATGGGAAACTAGAGACTCTACGGTGTTGTTTAAGGATTTGGGGAATGTATTAAGTGACCTTTTTGGTACTTGCTCCATAACAGCAACGCCACAAGTTTCTCCCAACCAAACTTGTTTGCCACGTTTCCCTATCTCATCTAACATACGTTCATCAGTACAGTCTGGAGCGATGTAAAGGAAGTGTGTGATGTTGTCATAACCAGCCTGTGTAAGCATCCTGTGATAGAACACAAGTTCTTTCCGAGTACGGCTTAGTTTGGAAGGGTTCATGTTACCAGTTTTGAGTTCTACGATAATGATACCGCCATCTGGATGACGTAAAACACCGTCAATCATACCACTCCAAATGATAGGAATAGTGCCTAGATTCTCGGTTACAAAATCTTCATAGAGGTATCTCTTTTCTTCTACTTCTACTACATCAAGACCGCCAAGAGATGACGCTATGCCGTGAATCAACTTAGCCATTTCATCGACTCCAGTATCTCCAGCGACACCTTCTTTCTCAGCGACGGCTTGTATAACGTCCGGTCCTTCTACTAGACTTGCTTCCATCACAGAATGTATAGCAGTACCACGAATCGCTGCCTCTCCAACAGGAGGGTTAGGAACTCCACTCATGTATCTCCACCAATACTGGCGAGGACACTTCTGATAATTCATAAAGGATGATTTACTCACTCTTAAAATAGGTAGTTCTCCTACCTTGTAAGAAGATTGTTCGACTTGTTCCGGGGTGGCGTCCATCAAACAACCTCCGCACCAAGAATATCTTCTAGGGTGCGGATAAGAAGTCTTCGTGGCACATCTCCCATATCGCCACCTCGCTTTAGACCTGCTATGTAACGTATAAGTCGGTCTTGCATATCAGTTCCTTCTCTCATTCACTCTCCCCCGTAAAGTCGTTAAGTGTTGGTTGCCCCTCATTTAGAGGCTTGTTACAAGAAGGACATATTTCTTCTCGCTCTATACCTTCTATTAGCGGTATGAGTATTTCTTGTTGACAAGACTGGCAAGTTATTTCTTCTGCCGCTCCCTGTTGTTTTAGATAAGAAAACATTATTACATTGATTCTGTGTATATCCATACTAACCGCTTGAGTAAACTGCATCAAGTATTGACGCATATCTTTTATATCACTTTCTATTTCGCGAATGCTTGGTTTCCTACTTCTACTCATACTATCACCTGTCTGTCTAACCATATAAAGTTGCTCATACCCACTGTACATCACTTAATCCATTCAAAGCATTGTAAAGAGGTTGTACGTCCCACTTCATAACATTGTAATAAGGAAGGACTTTATCGACTACGAATTTGCTCGCTAGAGTTCTAAAGCCTACCTTAGTTATACCCTCTATATCTTGAGGTTTATCAAAGGCTACATATTTACCTTCATCGTTAATAGTCACTAGGAAGTATGAGCCAGCACCGTAACCTTTGCCTAAATGTTCGTTGGCCCACGCCGCACCAGCGGAAGGACCGGACAACACCTTATACTGTTTAAGTGATTTTTCTAGTTTTCCTTTCATACACAGTTCCTCAATCTCACATTCTCCAGATACAATATCATCAATCAACGTTGTTAAGTTCTTTGTGATAGCGACTTCGGGACGACCGGATAACATAGCACCTAGAGTTTCTTTCATGGCTTCTTTCATCACCGGAGGCATACGAGACTGTTTCAACTCGATTCCTTTAACATAAAGACTAGGTTCATGATATTTTCCGTCAGTCCATACCGTTATACCAGCATAACGATTCTTAGCCATGATAACCATACTGTTACACCACTTTTCAAATTCAGTAATAATAGGCGACATCTTTTCGTTGATTCTTGATAGTGCTTCTAAACCAGTATCGGGGTCAACGATTTCACAGAACACACTGTCAGTATGACCGTAGCGAACTGTAAGCCCTTCTTCATTAGCCAACTCCTTCAATCTACCTAAAGTCTGTCTTGATGTGTACGTGATTGCTTGTGCTACATCAGGATGGTACAAACCATACTTTGAATCACCAGCCGCACCATACATAGACGCTACTAGATGCTTACAAGCATTCTGCAAAGTGTCCCATTTCTCATGGTTATCGGGGTCATCCTTTAACATTTTCTTGTAATGATTTCTTAGGTTAGTCATCTTATCCATTTGTCGAACAAGCAACCCTTTATCTCCTTGACGGAAACAAGTACCGTTACCACAATCCTTTCCTTCGGGGTCCAGTGTGTCCCATGAGATATTATGCAATTCAGCGTTGCTATGATACATAGCCCTAATATCTAGGATTCCCATATTGTGATAGATACCAGACTCAACCTCCATAACTTCTGCGCCGGAATACGGCCTGTAATCGAACTGTGGTTTAGTGGGAATCCTCTGGTTAAACTTCTCATCTACAAGAGCCAGTGATGTAAATAACTTAGTAACAAAGGGTGTCGAGCGAATGTCGCACTGTACGATATGTTGGATAGCGCAATAATATTCTATTGCGTTTACCAAAGAGTTTAGTCTAGGCAGTAGTCTTACGTCCTGTCTAGCATAATGGAGATATAGAGGTAAATCACTATAATATGTATCGTGTCCGTCTTCTAAAGCCACCTTAGAATCCTTTAAGCATTCTAATGCTACATCATCAAGACGGTAGCCCGGAAGTTTCCCATTTTTAATTTCCCATATCTTTGAGAATCCAATCATGAGGTCTATACAATTTCGTCCTACTATTGGTTGTTCCCAATCACCAAACTTCCAACGGAAACGGCGCATAGGAGACATATTGCCCGGATTGATACCGAGTGTTCTACATCGTTCTGCTATGGTCTTGATGTCCGCACCAACCACGAACCAACCAGTAATGATGTCGGGGTCACAACGCTTCATGTGATTGATAAAATGTTCTAACATAGTCTTCTCATCAGCGAAGCACATAGCATGAGTTTCGTATTCATAGTCTCCTACTTTGCTATATTTACCAGCCTCGTAATCAGGATGGGTAAACCAAACGTATTCTCGTTCTGTATAGGAATCATAGACTACAATAATTCTCATCTCACTTGTGTCCGGCGACCACTCGCAATCCATATACCAGACGCGATGATTATAGTTGGGTATAGGAGGCATACCTTCGTTTATCCTATCAGTAAGCACACGATTAACAAACGGTATGTTACCTTCCCATGTCGGCCCTACTTCCTTAATAGAACGTAGTTGGTCCGGGTGCGACACAACTATTTTAGTTAAGTCTTCTCCATACAAACCTTCGTAGCCTGATTCCTTACTAACAGATTGAACCCATTGTGCAGATTCGTCGGTTACAAAAACATAAGGCCAATGGTCGTTGTCTTTGATAACTTTACGAACATCGTTTTCATCCCTATAACGGATGATTACTTCTCGACCTTTACCTTGCTCGACAATCATCTCATCCACCATCTATCTCTCTCTTGCGTAGGCTTATAACTGTTCTTGAAGCACCTGTAACATATACGATGAACCGGGTGTAACACAGCCCAACGCTTACATTTCTTACACAGGCCAGCCATAGCAATCACATTTTTTTCCAAAAAATTATAGAAAACAAGTATATAAAGCGGGAACGGTGGGAGCGGAGGATAAACCCCCTGCCCATCCCGCGATGTTCTGCGGGAGAGAATGACCCTCATATACCGTTATTACCGGGCAAACCGCGAAATAAACTTATTCCTTTCTTCGACCTCTACCGCGTGTTTCAATACCAAACTTTAGCAACCAATCGCGTACAGCCATAGGTGTGATACCCTGCTCCGAGGCGATGTCTGCCATAGACCGTCCTTCGACTAAGTATGCGTTTCTAAGCCAGTCTTCGCTACGGTATTCCTTAGTGTGCTTCATCAGCCTACCGCTGAATCCCCAATCACCTAAAGATTGTTCTACTGTCCCATCTTCGGGATGAATAGTAATGTTAATCGTATTTCCTTCGTCGTCTGTCAAATGTATTTCTGCTTTCATATAAATCACTCCAATAATCCTACTTGGAATACCAAGTCTCCATCGGGGAGGGCGAAAAGAATACGGGTTCCTTGGCCGTATTCACTGAAATCTAGGAAATGTAATGTGACATCTCCCGCATAGTGTTTGAGTACCGAATCGATACCACCTTCAATAGTAACTTCTCCAGCATCTAACATTTGGTCGGGTAGAGAGAAGATAGTTTCAGTAGCACCTTTCAATTCAGAGCCTACTTTAACGGACACATAATCAGCCTCATAAGCAAAGGTAAAGCGGTTAGTCTTCTGCCCATTGATAGCGTCGCATCGTAGAGCCTCAAACAATTCCGATGAATCAAGAGTAATAGATAATTTAGGTAACAACCATTCGCCGGTACTTGTTATTAGATATGCCCCATCCTGTCTTAATTGGTCGAATCTACTTAGGCTTTTCTCAGCCCAAACAGATATTGCGTCTGGACAGTTAGCAAAGGCTGGAGCGTTAAGACTACTCGTTAAGGTAGTCTTCTTATTCCTAGACCGTATTTCCAACTTATCGTAACTCCACGATAGATTTACTTCTGTACCGTGATAAGGTAGAATACCCAACACGGCATCAATAGATGCGATTGGTACACTGACCACCGGACTTTCATTAAGTGTAGAGAAACGTGAAAGAGAAGTAACCCCATCACGCACTATGTTGATTGTCTCAACACGATTACCAGTGAAACGAAGTAGAGTAGATTCTACTTGGTCTTGCTTCTTGCCAGCAACCGTTTGAGGTCGCTTAGTTAGCGTAAGAAGCCTAGTTAGTGCATCGTTTCTAATATTCATTTAATCACTCCCAATTCAAGAAAGGTAGACCAGCCCAATTTACTTTGCCGTCTTTAACAGATAGAATAGTATGAGTCTCGCCTAGATGTTCCATGTTGTGACCCTTCATCTCTTCTATGATTGCCTTTACTGCCCATTCACCGTCGGCTAAGGATTTGTCGCCCTTAACACCAGCCGCAGGGTCAGCCTTCTTCATGTAACGAGTTAAGAATATTTGTTGCGAGAAACAACGCATAGTTCCCTTCTCCCATTCTGGACGTTCACCAACACTCATTAGAACTTTGCCACCAGAGCCGTTATCCACATACTCTTGAATAGGTTTCAAGTGGAATGTAAAGAACACCTTCGGCACATCTAATCCATGAACTCGCTGAATAGTATCTCGGAACAGTTTGTTACGAATACGCCATTCTGCTTGATTGAATCTATCTCCATCTTCGGGATTAACCGGATTCTTAGAGCGATTCTGCAATACATAAGTCATAGCCTGTTCGCACCACTTGAGGAAAGTAGAGCCACCATCAAAGATGATACCAGCATATTCTTCTCCAGCCTTGACACGTTCCGCTACGATATTAGTGAACCAAGATACCTTATCAATAAGAGCCGTATAGTTCACAGAATTATCCTCATTGAAGATAGAGTCATCCATCTCATCGAAGAGGGGAAGCACTATGATATTGTCCTTTCCGGGGTACAGATAATCAACAGTCTGTTTGGCGGAATTGTCCACATCGAAGATAGCCACTTTCTTTCCAGCCTCAATCTCCGGCCTAAGTAAGTCAAGAGCGAGTCCAGTCTTAGCAGTATTCTCACGACCAACAAGAGCCATACGAACAGGTCTATACTTTGCTTGGTTGTTGTCAAACAAGTTATTGTAGTAGTCTGCATCGTAAGCCGTCTTCATGGCTGGATTAGGAGTAGCGGCAGGGGCCGCAGTTGCGGATTGACCCCAACTCATGCGTCCCACCCATCATCCGTAGAATCCACTGGTACGTCTGCCATAGGAGCAATCGCATCGAAGGCCCACCAACCATTTACAGATAGTCGGTATTCATCTTCTTTGGTCTTCCAAGGCTGTGCAACCACAAGCACCTTAGTACCAACAGCGAAGTCAATCATACTCTCTTGGGAAGCAGGGATATAGATGTCCACTACTGGAGCCATTGAAGTAATATCTAAGTCAGCAACTACTAGGTTGAAGCCACCATTATCACGGGGTTCAATACTAATAACTTCTGTAAGTACACCAATGAGTCTGTCCCACCATCCGTCAGTTCCATGATTAGTCTCATAGAAAGGACCGATAGCATCAAGATTCTTCAATAGGTCATCACCAAGCATTTTGCCCATCAGGCCACCATCTTCGCTACGGAAGGGAGGTAGAGGGAATTCAGATGCCAATGAATCATCACGGTTGAATACTGATACGCCAGCCTTAGCATAACCAACACCGTTGCGACCCATACGAACCGCATAAGTTCCGGGTATAAAGGTAGGAGGAGCATCTTCGGCTACAACACCAGAAGCCTTGATTGTAACAGGCCCGTCAGCAGTAGCAAATATCATGGTTCTCTCTAATTCCTTGGTAGGTCTAGCAGAGCCATACTTGAAGTTAGCATCACCAGATGGGAATGTCGGAGACTTACTATCCCATACTATGTAATAGTAAGTAGATTCATCTAATTGCTTGATATTCTTAGGCAACTCGGTAACTGAATCTTCATCGTAGTCTGCTTCAAAGGCAACTTTGTTTCGTAGAGATGGGTTGATAGCACGACTGTAAGTACCGTCGTAATTATCAGTAAAGATTACTACTTTCCCTTGAGTTACAAGAGATTCGCGAGCATCTTCGCCAGCCATCTTTAGAGTATTGTCCATCTTACGGTATAGTAATTGACCCCAATCTTTGTATCTAGGTACACTAATAAACATACCTTTTAGGGATTCAGCACCGCTTCGCTTTAACTTAGCACTCTCGGATGCTATTTGACGTGCCGCTACTCGTAGAGCAAACACTCCGCATTCCTCGTCATTCTTTCCAGCGTTACGCCATGCCGCGCCCTGCTCCTCAAGTACGGTTTCAGCCCGTACCTTTAGAGTGGACACTTCCACACCTACGTTCGCCGCTACATTCTTCATCATATCATCATTCAATGTCATGTCTTTCATTCTCCTGTTGGGTAATCTATCCTTGTTCGTTTAAGCATATAAAGGTCACGCTTTATCCATCAATGCTAGGTTTTGGATGCAACTTCGTACAAAGTTGGCGCGAATAAGTTCCGATGAAATACCGGCTATGAGGTCACGTTGCGCTTCAATCAAAGCCTGAACGATTGCTAGTTTTGACTCTTGTTTTGCGTCAGATTCTACCATGTAATCAAAGACACCCCGTAGAGTATCTCCCAAGGGTTGACCCCCGATAATCTTGAATGCTCCATCAAAGGACTTCTCTCGTACTGCTATACGAAGAAACTTAGCATAGTCTACATCAGCAGTACCCAAAGACGCTAGGAACTTGTCTTTGTCTGCACCATAATTAACATATGCTTGTAGAAAATTTATTGCCGCCCTAGCGTCAGTATGATGTTCGGCTATCCTAGCGATAGGGCGAATAAGATGATTTTCACTTGAGATATTTTCTTTAACTACTATGACAGTCAATATTTTTTCTATATCGAGTGTGGTGTATGGAGGGAAATGTATTACCTTACATCGGGATTGTAGCCAAGGAGAAACCTTAGCGAGATTGTTACAAGTCAATATGAAATAACCATGAGCGTTTTCCATAACTCCCTTGAGAGCGGATTGTGCCGCATCGGTCAATTGGTCTGCCTCATCAAGTAAGAAAATCTGATTGTGATTACCAGTCCTAGTTCTTGGAATTAGTTCTTCCTCAATGAAACCAATACCCCTCTCGTTCTTAGTAGAAGCATTGAACACATGAAGTTGAAAATCATACTCATTAGCCAAAACGCGAGCAAGAGTAGTTTTTCCTGTACCCGCTTCTTGAGAATAGAATAAGAAATTCTGCATGGCTATATGGTCGCCCCAATCCATGAATTGCGCTACAATATCATCACGACCTATCATATCGTTCAATAAGGCGGGTCTATACTTTTGGGACCATATTTCAGTCATTTTTCTCCCTCCTCATGTATGCTCCATACTTGCCTAATAGTCTTACTGCATCCTGTGTAGTTCATAACTTTAACACTACGGTCAGAATAAAATCGTGGGTCGCGCTTCAACATCTGCGTCAAAGAAAGTGGCGATGCTGGCATACACTTAGGCATAGTGCCTTTTACTGTTCTAACTTCCGAATACATTTCGTGGGCAGTACATGGTCCGTTGTCACGAACATAATCATAACATCGGTTACGGAAGTTCTTGTGTCGTATTCCAAAACCAGTATGAGTCTTTTTACCTCTAGCCATCATTCACTCCTCCTACAAATTATAGTCGGATTGTAAGAATATAAAGTTACTGGTAGCGGGTTTGTAAGGTTACTGATTTCTGATACAATGCAAACAAACGTCTGCGTCTTTCGGGAAAACTCTATTCCTTCCACAGACATCACACTTCTTCATTTTTTGTTTTTCCTTTGGAGTTGCTACACTTGGACTTCTTGTAAAAATAATATCCTCGGTACTTTTTATTAGTTCTCTATCAATATCGTAAATCGCGTGTGCTGATTTAACTCCTACTATATTCTCAATCTTTTCTGAACCTACAATTATTACTTGTGTATTTTTAGATAGCAAAGCAGAAAGAGTGTGTGGTGAAGGAATGACCCTGACACTTCTATGTTGACACAGAAGGTCAGCCATTCTTTCTTTCGTCATGGGACCATTCTCCCAAAGTAAATCTACAATTAAGCGACGAATACGCCGGTTGTTAGCACCCATTGACTTATGAATATACCAAACACCTTTATTAATCATCTCCCATAGAAAGCCACATCGACGCATCTACGAAAGATGTGTCATGACTATGCCTTCTGTATTCTTGCCAATCCCATTTACTAGCAGATGTCTTTTTTTCTTCTTCTAACAAAATCTGCTTTTGTATTTGCGTAAACTCCTTGAAAGGCTTGTGATAAATATTCGGAGGATATATTTTTTCCTTTTCTACCTTCGGTGTGCCTTCGATAAACCCAATCATAGAATTACCAAACATCATACTACAATACAACCACAACCAAACAACACCAAACAAAATAAATGGTGATGCCAAACAAAACAAAAACAACATTATATCCATTCAGTCACACTCTCCTTTCTTTTACGCATACCTTTAGGTAATTCATCTCCACCGCCCCTAACTTCGTTACGAACAGATGGACAGTTATCTAGTATCTCCGTCCAGTACAAATCATTAGAACGGAAAGGACTAGGTGGAAACTCATCCTTCTTCCTTTTCTTCGGCCACTGAACCCGTTGCCCACTAGGTTTTATTGCGTATGCGACCAAAGCATAAATGTATTTCTTGGGTAACAAAAACATTATGTCATTCAAGGAACGATGTAGTTCCAAATCATTCGGACGGTTTGCACGAACAAACGAAAGCAGTAGAGCAACAGGAACATCTTCAATCTGCCTCCTCACAAAATCCCTGTCTCGTACACGAAATACACATTGTATCGCTCTTATGTAATCTTCTTCTTCCTTATCTAAACTTGGGTCTAATATTACAAAGTCCTCACTTTTTTCTGTTAATTTTGGTTTCTTTTCAGTAACAATTACAAGTCGATGAGATATAAGTTGCCGCCACTCCAACGCATCTTTTTCTTTGAATTTATCAGTGTGTAGAATACAAGTAAGTTCTTTAACAGAAGGAGATGTATTTATTTCGTTGAACATCTCGACATAGTTACCTTCTTTGTATGGTCTTTCGTCCGCCGTGTAAATCACGACACCCAATACGGCCACCCCTGCACGATAACATGATTCTCAATCCTATCAAGTTGATTCTTACTCAAGTACCAAACCCTCCTTACTTCTGCCTTACTAACTTTGTAATGACCACAATACCATTTAAGTCCGTCGTCTTCAAGAGTAGGGCAGATACCAGTCTCATTCATCGCGGCAAACAGTTTCGGAAAGTCCGAAACAAAGATTGAGCGATTCATAAGTTGGTAAAGATATGGCCTCCACTTGATAGGGTCACTCATTCAATATCCTCCCAATCTACATCTATAACGGTGTGCGTCGGACCTTTTAAAGATGCCATATGCAACTCCACTTGGTCTAGTAAATCTGGATGTGGTTCAAGAGTATTGACCAACTGACGCATAAAATCATTCATACGATTCTCAGCAAGAAGTAATTGGGAGTCAACACCAATCTCCTTCTTCAATTGACCTACAAGTTTTAACGATGTGTTTGCTTGTCCTACCAGTTTAGTAGCATCAGCAACCCATTCAGATGAGATTCCGTCCTGTGCTTTTAGAACTTCTAGTTCATCCAACCAGCCGACTAATCGACGTACCAAACCTTCTGCCATGTCTAAAGTGTTAATTGATTCCTCTCGCATCTTCTCTACATGAGATGCTTCTTCGGGGTCAAATTCTAAGTGATTATCCATGTGGTTATCACAAGTTCCTTCGGGCCAACCATTACGAACTTCTACTATGTTCGGACCTACTTCCCTGTTGCGTAGTTGTATCTCCAATTGTCTTCTTTGTGGCGATTCACAAAAAGGGCAAGGGGAAGATTTTAGAACCCATCTAAGAGTTTCTATGACTACTGGCTCGCCGGATTGAGCAAGCCGTTCTTCTATCTCCCGCTGAGTCTTCATTTCTTCCTCTCCCATTTACAGTGCAAACATTCTTTATGTTTTGAATTCATCCCACAACTTTGACATCTCATTCCTCTTCACCTCTCACAACGTCCCAAATATAAACAGTGCCTTGCTTGCCATGCTTGTAAAAACGAGCATCCTTCTTTAACCATCTAGCCGCCTGATTGATAGTAACACCAGCCCTAGATGCACAAATAGATTTACCGTTCTTGAAAGTAGCGTAACGTAAAACTTGCCTCAAGGTGCAAGGTCCGTGTTCTAATAAATATTCGTACATAGCATCTACCGCCCAAGGAGTTACTCTCTTACGTCTAGGGGTTCTTGGTGGTACACTCATTCTTGCTCACCCCACGGATTAGGCCCACGCTCATTTGTAACAGGACCGATACGACACATAACACCGCGTCGCCCTCTACCTTTCTTGCCCGATGGCTCATACTCTCGATACCAAGGCTGACCGTTTAGATTCTCAATAATCCAACGCTTTGCTGATTGATAATCACCAGCAGTAACCATACGAGATACTTCTTTGATAAGAGTGGACTTTGTAATGTCTTGCATCCAAAACGCATCCTTCATGAGTAGAGTGTCTGCATCCATAACTCTCCTCCTCATCATCAAGGACTTGGCTAGAATATCTTCTAGTCTATCATCCATAGTGACCACCAGTGGCTCGCCACCACGATAGTTAGGACTCATCATGTGGTAGCCTATTGCTATACGCCTAAACAGGTCTGCTTCAAAGGAGCGAACCTTTGGCGACTCTAGCCACGCTAGGATAGAATCGTCAAACAATACACCAGTGGGAGGATGAGCAACCGCATCATCCAATCTAGTGCGTAACCAACCCTTGATTGTGATAGCCTTCTCAGCCAAAGATACTCTCTCCTCGGTAGTCATGTTAGATTGAGCGTGTTGCGCTCTCTTGAAAGCCAACTCCTTCTCATCATTCATCTCAATATCTATGATAAAGAATCGTCGGTCAAGACCAGAATCTAACTCAAATCTAGCAGGTTGTGTACCAGCCCAAACAGTGTAGCGAGTAGTGTATTGAACCCAACCGGCTCTCATACCCTTCTGTACTCTACCGTTGTCTAGGGAAGTAAGTAATTGGTTTTTCATGTCTAGGCTATGGTCTTTCTTGGAAGCATCAGACATAGAAGAGAACTCCTCAAAACCAAGGAACCCACCACATAGTTCTCTAGCGATTGGTCTACCCATAATTTCACCATCTTCATTTACAGAGCCGAACATACCAGCCTCAGTGATACTGTTCGGACCCATCATGGTTCTAAAACCTTCTCCCATATCTGCATCAAAGTTATGTAGTAATCCTGTACCTTCTGCTAGGAACATAAGAATCAAAACCGATTTACCAGAACCCTTAGCACCACGAAGCATGATGTGGATTCTTGTATCAGGCAGTTGCGACATTGGAGTATAGAATGGTATGTTACTGTGCCTCAAAGGACAAGTAGTTATTGTGAAATCATTCTCCGCATCTACCAATGGGGATTCGGGGTCGAAGTCACATCTACTACATTTATTCAGCGCGTTGAAAATATGCGCCCCAACGGAACAAAGGAATATAGGAATCTTATCATCTACGCCAACGTAGTGATTTCTTTTGGCGAAATCTTTGACATCTTCTATTATATCAAAACTCATATGTGGTAGCCTCCACTACTATCATTCGGGTCAATGTCGAATGGACTTGTGAAATTACCATCTTCATCTATTGAAATTATCAACGAGCGAACTTCGTCCATTTGTTCTATGTTACATTCTATGTCATATACAGTTTGGTAGTAATCAACAAAATGCTGTATCGCATTCTCATCTAATCCGGTTGTATCTGTCTTTACAACACAAAGGAAAGATTCTGCTAGGTTGTCATGTGCCATGATTTTACTGAACATATAGTTGAACAACCAACATGGAGTTGTTAGTGCCAACTCTCCGTCACCCAATAAAGATGCGCCACCAATCATAGATTCATTCATAAAATCATAAATAATAACAGCACCATTGTCATCCAACGGGTCAAGGGGTGTATCGATAGTCAACAGTGTAGTCAGCATACAAAAACTACTAACACCCAAATCAATCAAAAGACAAGTCATATCACGAACAGCCGGATATGAGAAAAGCCAGTTTGTAGTATCTTCGGGACTTACTGGAGGCATCCAATTAGTTAGGCGTAAAAGTATAGTACCATCAATATCATAAAGCATCCAACATGGCTCCATCGCGTCAGGAATATGATTGAATGGTTCTACACATAGATGCCTTGAGTAAATACGAGCGATAGGCTCTCTAGTACCTATAACACCCATACCACTGATGAACGTAGAGAAACTAGGTTCGTGTTGCATAAACGCAACCGCGTTACAACCTTCTCTTACAACCGGCCATCTACCGTCAGTCCAAAGGACATCTATTTCTTCATAGGTGGTTGTATCAAAATGCGTTCTGCTCATATACTCTCCTCCTCATGTAAGGCTATAATGTTGAGTATTGTTTGGATTGAGTCAGCCAATCTTTTAGGTAGTTGCTCTAAAGTAGAGACACGATGTTTTGTTGAATCCTTGTACCATTCTGCCATCTCCTCAACACTTACTGCTTCATATACAGGTATTAGTGTAGTGTAACGAGAATACGCTCTCATTGTACTACCTTCTGGAATTGTTCTCCTAGAGGATTTCTCTTCTCCTATCTTACGGAAAAATTTGTTCTTAGATAAGATTTGAGTTACTTGATTAGTGGTATAGGAATACCCTTGTGCCTTTCCATAAACATATGTACCACCCCTGTTGTCTTTTTTAGTTCTAACACTTTCTAAATCCTTTAGGTGTTCTATAATCTCATGAGTGTTTGCACTACCCACTTCTTTCAAGTAGTCCCAAATTCTCATTTTCAACTTACTGTGTCTACATCTTCTTCTATTTGCCATTCTTTTCACTCTCCTAAATTAATTCAGAAATAATTAATCGTTGTACCATTCCCCGTTTCGCTTAATTCTTTTTTTGTTTCATAGATGTTTTAGAAATTAATCCTTCTTTTCTAAAAACACTAAAGACGAATAAAAAGAATTCCGAAAAACGCAGGGCTGGTCGCCATTATTTATTTCTACTCACCTCCGAATAAATCAAAATAATTAACCGCATCCTTAGCGTCAAGTCTTTCGATTGCGAACATATCACTCACTTTTAGTTTTCTTGTGGCTGAATTTACTCTTGAATCACTAATACGTTCCTTAGTCCGATTAGTGAACATCAACGCACTACCTAATACACAAGCATCTTCCATCGTTATAAAGCACCCCATAAAGGTGTTCATATCTACGGAGCAGAAAGTACCGTCTACGTTGATAGCAGGTACAGGCTGAACAAAAAGATTATCCCACTCTAAACCAACATTAACTCTAGCAACGAAAGTGAGAATAGGTTTTTTGGATTTAGTATATTGTCGTTGCGTTATAATTACTTCGTGGTTGCCTTCTTTGTTAGGTATAACAGCCCTAATACAAATCCTCATACCAATCTGCTCCTTTTCTTCGTGTGGGAATGGATTGGTTGTTATTCTAGCACTATATCCTCTTTCTTTAATTGTTTGCACTAAACCAACCAACCAAGCATAATCTTCAAACTTTTCTTTTGTCACGGCTTTAACTTGAACTCCAACCGGACCTCTCCACAGGGTTACAAAAACACCTTCTTGGTTTTCTATCAATTCAGTCATCAATTCCGAGAACGGAGTTTTCAAATCCATCATAGCATCATAGACATCACGGCGATACGGTGGTGGAGATGGATGACACAAAGCGCAGACCAAATCATACACTGTTCTTCTATCAGTAATATGCCCCATGAGTCTATCGTCATTATGCAACAACGATAAGTCACAAGACGAAAGATTGCCTACCCTACCAGTGGTAAAATACTCAACCTTGATGTCTCTAGTATCGATTACTAAGGGTGCTAGATTATCTGTGTTCATTCTTCATCACCTCAAATCCATTTCTTTCTAAACATTCATCACAACAATGAGTACCATCGGGATGACAAATGACGTACTTCTCGTAAAGCGCAAGTTCTTCACGCAACCGCTCGACTTCTGCTAGGAGTCTAGTAGCACAGGCTTTGAGTCTCCGAGAATCTTCGACTAGGCTATCTTGACCCTTTATCCATTCTTCTTCACAAATTACAATGCTTTCAATCAGTTTTTCGTATTTGTCTGTGTCAATCATATTCAAACAACTCCTCTCCGTCCCAATACATTACACACTCTTCAGTAGGTTCGTGCCACCCACCTTGACCATCGGGCTTGTAGTTGTAATAATGGTAAAGTGTCCACTCATAAGTAGGGTGTGCTACAATACTCTCCTTGAATGACTCAACTGCTTCTTCAAGGCCATCATAATCCATAGCGTCTCCATGTTTACCTTCACGGTCGTAGTATCTTACCAACCAATCTTGTTCTCCGTATTTGTCTGTGTCAATCATTTTTACAACCCCCTCTCTTCTTTTATCTTTCTTAAAACTCTAGCAAATGCCTTCCACTTCTTGTTGTATTCCTTTGTGAATTGAGAACTGCTAGGTGGCTTGACTCCAACCCAAGGAGCGATGCCCAAAACAACGGCCTCAAAAGTCCTAGTTTGAATACCACCCTCGCCCTCTTCTGTACATCTAGGACATAGTACATATCCTTCTTCATCCGGTAGTGTGTCCTCCTTAGATATAGCCGTAAACTTCTCAAAGCAACCGTCACAAGTCATTGTTATACCCATGATTAAGCACCCCTCTCAATGTATTGAACTGCATCGTCGATGCTTACAAGTGCGTATGTTTGAACATAACTTCTCATGTCGTTGTTTTTACGGATTCTGCCCATCTTCTCAATGCCTCTCCATCCGTGAAGTATTTGTGCAATCGTTCTTGCTGACGGTACTTGAAAATTCTTAGAGATAGTCCTCTCTCTAATACCATCGTTCATTCTTTCAACGATTTGGTTTGCGGTCAAAGTGCCATTATAGTTTCTTAGTACGAATAAAATCGCACGTCGTAGTCTCATGTGTCTCATAATTAATCATCCTCCTTCAAGTATATAAACATTCCGATAGCGGGTTTGTAAGGTTACTCTTCCTCATCGGGCCAGCCACAATAATCGCACCAAGCAGTAGGAGTATCATCTATGTCTCCTTCTATGACAAGAGTAGCATCGCATCTAGGACAACTTCTATTCCTAGCATATCCCCAACCCATTTCATTCATCCTCCATTATTAGTTTCAACATCACTAAGTAGCCAATCAAATCATCAACAATATCCATATCACTCTCAATGCTATCGTTACCTCTAGCCAATCTTGATAGTTTGTCATCGATGCGTACTCTAACTCCGGCTTGTGAATCTAACTTTGAGAACAAACGAATAGGATTGTTCACACTGTCTCCATACTGCTGATTCTTAGCAATCAACAATTGACCTATGCGAGTTAGTAAATTAGTTACTTTGGCAGGGAAAGGGTCACTCATGCTATCGCCCCCTTCCACCATGAAGGAGCAGGTCGTCCTTTCTGCCACTTAGCAAATGTCTTGGAATGGTAGTATGCTCGATATGCTTTGACTGCATCTGCATCTTTGAACTCATCCGGCATACATTGAGCAAAAGGAGTCAATGGGCCATCGGGAATCAAGTGGGCCATGTTAGATAGTATCTCGATACCATCAGCACAAAAATGAGTCTTGTCGAACCTCTTGGTGTATTCTTCTGCTAACGCGGCGGCATGATAACAAGCCCAAATGAAATTGTCTCTTGAATCTCCCACAAAACGAGTCGCGGGATGGTTGTGATAACCGCCCTTGAGAGGCGTACCTTTCTTAGTAAGAGGCATCTGCTCTGGTGTAGCACCATGTCTAATAACACTAGAACCTAATTGTTGGTAAAGTTCCACGACCATTTTAGGCAGGTGCTTGTCGCAATACATCTTGGCTGATACAATTGGGTCTTCATCTAGTACAAATATGTTCATTGGTCATTCCTCCTCGGTGCTGTCAGAAGTGGCTACTGCCTCCTCCGACAACGCTTTTGCCACAGACTGCTTGTTATTAAACCCTTCGGTAGCGGCCTTGTAAAGTCCTATATGTGCTATCATAACATCTCTTATGCAACGCATACAGACGTAATCTCCACCAAAGACTAATGTTAGAACATTACCTTGGTTACAAAGACAACATGAGTTATATCGTAATCCTGTTTCCATTAGTCGTACACCTCCAATTCTTCGGGGTCTACTTCCCATGAACAAGAACTGTAAGAAGTACACTCACAAGCCTCGCAATACAATTCAACAGCGACATAGGGCATATTGGTTCCTTGAGAACCATAATCGGTCATACGATATACTACAAAGTTACAAAGACTTCTATCTTCTGCACAATCACTCATTCTTCCTCGCCTCCTTCAACCATACATACTTCGTCTGTGTAGTTCATTCAATCCACCCGCCTTCATCGCCTCTAATTTGGTATGCTTCATCAGTATAAGACATCATTATATCTCGTAGGAGTTCAAGGTTGGGCTTCTCGACAGGTAAAACTTGACCTGCCTTTTTATCATTGTAATATACTACATCATCTATCTCATCAAGTAGTCCACGCAACCGCTGGACTTCTGTAAGCAGTTCATTGATACCGTCTTTGACTGCCATGCTATCAGCGAGCAAATCATCAACACCTATTTCATCGGAGTTTATTATTCTGTCAATCACTTCGTCCAGTCCTTCGTATTTGTCTGTGTTAATCATTCTGCATCACCTTGTTCTTTCAGCCATTCTTGATAGCCAATGTATTCAGCCTCATCCCATCCTTCACATAGTAAGGAGTCAGCCTCAATCGCAGATATTCCTGTATCTTCCCACACTTGCGAGCCATCATCATTGAAGTCAACGACAACCCAAAGTGTGCCTGTGCCTCGGTCTGTATCGTATGCCATGTGTGATTTAGTCCAACCTCGGTCTGTGAACCACTCATCTGCCATCTCATCCCAAGCGTGTCCTGTGCGCTCAAGTCTTTCTTCATCAAGTTCCATGTATTCTTCGTATCTGTCTGTGTCAATCATTCAATCATCTCCTTCAATTCTTTTACCTTCTCATCATACAATAGAAGTGCCTTTTGTTCATCTCCGACTTCCCATCCTTCGACTAACTCTTTCGTGCTATTAGATGTATGTCGGACAATATCAATAGCCCAAACAAACTTAGCAAGTCTGTGCATCTCAACTTCTTTATCTCCAACCATTCCACTTTGCATAATTACCACAACCATCCTAAGATTCTTGTGATTAGACCAGCCTTTCTAGGTGAGTTATAACAGGCTTCTAGTGCTTGTAGTTGAATTTCTAGTGACTCGACTCTATCTTCTAACTCATCGTACTCTAAACCTTCTTTGATAATATCATAATCAATATAGTCATCAATATCAAAGTTACTAAATACTGATTCCGCAATATCATCTTCGATGTTGTATCTGATGCTATCATAGTCTAAGTGTTCATTGACTTGTTCAAGAATGTCATCCTCTATTTCATATCTAATATCGGAAGTGTCGATGTAATCACTAATTTCAACGTAATCGGACAAATCCATGTTGCTCATAAAATTATCAATGACACCCTCTACACCAGCCTCGACGTATTCTGTAAAATCAGTATTCTCAAGATGACCTAAGACTGATGCCTCAATCATCCCACTATCTATTTCACTCATCACACCTTCAATTATCGCGCTTTCATCAAACTCTATTTCTGCTTCCATATCTATTCCTCTCATTCATTCCTTATAACTCTTTTCATAGCGGGTTCGTAAGGTTTTCCTCCACTTTCAAAGAGTATTTTTCAGTTCCTTCATCCCAATGATATTGCTCATAAAGACTCATGTTATCTATCAAATCTGCAACGAAATCATTCATACACGCATCAGTATATCCTTCATCGTATTCCTTTCTTCCTAACCATGTATCAATCATATGTTTAGCAGTATGTTTGAGTTCTTGAGTTTCATGATAGGAGTCCCTTGTGATAGAATCAAGAGAGAAATTTTCCCTATCTCCTGTTTCTTCCCTAAGAGTATCATTTACTCTTCGTAATGCCCACCATGCTAGAGCGTGGTCACATTCTTCATTTGATTTAGTGCTGACATTACAAGTAAAATCTGCATCTGCCAACTGCTCAACAAACTCAAGAGTGATAGGCCAATAACCTTCACTTTCTCCATAATTTGTTGAAAAGATTCTATCATATAGAGCAAACCGTCTGTATGCTTCTTTGATTGAAACACCATAGGTTATTTGCTCTCCTGTTTTGTGAATATGTCCAACACCAGTGGTCATGCACATCAGACCCATACCGGCAAACGAAGGTATAAACTTCCTTTGGGCCTCGGTAAACTGTTCAAACTTTTCTTCGTCCTTTACTCCAATTATTAACGGCATTATTCTTCCTCTCCTTCTTCATCAGTCGGCCAATTAGGTAATTTATTTTCTTTCATAGATTCTAACAGTTCCTTCATTTCAGTAATTCTCTTGACCCTACTCCAAAGCCTGTAAAGATTAACTTCCATTTCTTTTAGTTGTTCTGCACTGTAATTATTTAGTAAGGGTTCTGCCTCCCCACGTTTCATCCAGTATAGCCCTTCTTCTACTATTCTCCATTCAATCGGTTTTATTTCCATATCATTCTTCCTCCAGTCTCTCTGCTGTTAAATTGTCCTCTACTTCCACGCTTATATAGTTTTCGGTGGCGGGTTCGTAAGGTGTCCAATTATTTTCTTTGTTTAAATTAGAATCGTGTTTATGGCAAAACCAAACTGTACAACCCGAAGAATGAAAATTAATCCAACAAGCGACTGATACTCTACAAGAAAAATAATCTTGGTTTTGACCTACACTCTCATTCAAATTTTCTAAATACGATTTGAAAGTAGGGAATCTTAGATGTAAACTAGGTATCTCATTAGAATTATAAACACCTGTTATGGCCCTAAAATACTTGAAGTGTTTACCAATCTTTCTTTTTTCTTTTTGTATTAGTTTGGTTACAAAAACAGGGTCGTCAAACGGACCTTCCCATTTTTCATCTTCTAAATCTAGTGTGTATGTTATTTTCTCATTCATTTTATTCATCCTCCTCAAAATATTTTAATATCTTTTTTATTGTATGGTCTGTGAACCTATCTTCCATATGAGCCTTATCAAGAGCCATAAGCAATCTTAATCTTAACGAAGGGTTATCAAATGCGATAGAAAAAGCCGATGCTAATTTATTATATCTATACGATTTCATTTTCATTGTGTTTGCATATTCTTCTAAATCCATATTACTTCACCTCCAAGCCGACTATTTCATATCCACTACGTCTGATACAGAAACTTTGGAAATTATCATCTAAATCGTCAAGGATTGCATAACCATTTTCATCCTTATCAATAATAAGTTCTTTGATTTCATCCCGTGATAAATCAGTTTCTTTCTGATGTTCTTTTACCAATGAAACCCAAGGCGGGAATAAACAATTCATGTCGTTATAATTTTGAGCGCGTTCATCCCATCTATCGTTTTCATAATCCCATGTCCATTTGTAATTAGGGTCCGACTCATCATAATTGATAATACCTTTCTTTACTAAAGATGTAGTTATTGCTCTCCATTGTTTAGGATTCATGCTACAATATCCAGCCGTTACCCACATGACTATACCTGTACCGTCAGTCGTATGGTCAGAACAAACCATGTCCGTGAGAAATTGTAATTCTAGTTTTGTTATTTGTTTCATTCTTGATTCCCCCTTCTACAATCTGCACAAATATGTCTTTCTTCGGCAGTAGTCGGCATCTTCTCATAGAACAATATTGGTTGTCCACATTCTGTACAAGTGTATGGTGTTCTTCTCATTCAATCACCTCGCGAGCCATTTTCTTTTCTGCCCTTTCGTAAGCATAATCCCATAAATCTTCTACCGAATCACTTAAGATGTCTCTAGCATTATCATAATAGTCGGTCCAAACTAATCTTCCTCTACCTTTTGATTTCCTGTATAAATCATCTTCTGAAAATCCAACTACCGGCCTACATTGACCGTCATTATATTGGATTACGCCAATCCAGATAGTAGTATTACCATTTACCGATTGAGGTAAATCATCATTCGCTTCAAAAATTTCTTCTGCTAATTTGTCCATGTCTTTCGTCATATTTAGTCCTCTCCTTTCAACTATTTATACCTTCCGATGGCGGGTTCGTAAGGTCAGCAATACCATGCCACTCACTACCTATACCAAACAGTTTCTCCATCCATTCATAATCTCTCAATTGTCTCGCTCCCATGTATTCTTCCATGAAGATAAGTTCACTATCTCCATCGAGAAACAGGCTTTTTCCATCGGTCCAATTTATGACCGTATAGAGTCGCTTTGGTCCGTATTCAATTTCATAGGTTGCATCATCATAGTCTTTCATTTTACCAATCCTCCACGATTATGCCGATTTGGATTTGAGTCCAATTTGTGATACCGCCGGTCCTATCCCAACCCCAAACAGGGATTACGTGGGTGTAGTCCTCAATGTCCTCATCATCATCTAGGCCATAGGTTTCTCGGATTTCATCTTCATCCTCATACTCGGAATATCCACAACAAATCGAGATGGGGTCATATTCAATCTCCTCGCCTATATCTTCTTCTAGTTGTTCAAAGTATTCAAATAAGGCTAGTCTTCCCTCATAAGAGAAGTTATCCCCTCGGCCACAAAGCCTAAATCCATCTATAAAATCGTGTTCATTTACATATTGTTTCATTCTATCTCCTCCTTATATTCGGGGTCATTCTCAACTTTTTCTAATGCTTCTTTTATTGCCGAAACAGGGATTATCATAATGCCATGATAACTATGCGTCATCGTTACACATTGTTGCCCAGTTTCATCCCAACTAAGTCCGTACACTGTACATTCTACCTTTTTACTCATTTTATTCATTCCTCCTTAGTGTATTAAAAGCCTCTTCCAATTTATCCGTCGCATAATCCATAGCATAGTCGTAGCCATCTTCTTCTATCATCTCATCAAGAAAATTATATTGCTCAATAATTTTCTCACAGGTTTCCCAATTGTTCATGAAATTCCATTCGCCAATCTCAATAGCCAATTCGACCCATCTTGTTTTGTTGTCTGTCATCATATTTACACCTCATCTCCATCGTTTATAACGCTTTCGGTAGCGGGTTCGTAAGGTTCTTCTACAAGCATAGATAAGCCTATTGAGTAAAGTTTATCCATTACTTCTTGAATCATGTTGTTATACTCATAAGGGACATTGTATCTATTACCCCACGAATCATATTTTCTGTGTAATATATCGTGTAATTCTCTTCTCGCTTTATCTATTCCCACCTTTAGAGATATGATTTCGTCTTTGGTTGGATTTAGATTTATCATAGTTTTAACATCATCTTCTGAACACCAATTACAAACAGGACAAGTAGAAAACCAATCGCCACCCCAAGCATCAGCACAAAATGGCTTTTCGATAATTTCAGTATCACAAATATCACAATTCATCAAGCATCATCTCCTAAAATTTCTTCCCTTAGCATAGTGATTACTTCATCAACTACATCGGGATATTTTTCTCTATCGTGTTTGAAATTCCAATCAACAATCGGTACGACATCACAGTATTTATCTCCAGTATAATCAACGGCTACGGTTTGTTCATTTCCCGTTTCTTTATTTTCTAATGTTACGTTACAACCCTCAAAGTTTTGAGATTGATACGTTACTTCATCCAAGTCAGAAAAGTCAAGCGGTCTTACTTCATCATATCCATAACCCATCCAAGTTACCTCAAACCCTCGCTCTCTCATTTCCCAAAAGAAGGCGTATAAATTATCGCCAAATCCAAAGGTACATATTCTATCTTTTTTAATTCTACCTCTCATTCTACTTGCCTCCATAAAATACCAATACTGGTGAATTGCGTTTAATAAATTCCGTTAGGAATGTTGTTCCGGTTGTGCTTTCTTTGCTCATACATAACCATTATTCAACAACTATATAAAGGTTTCGATGGCGGGTTTGTAAGGTTTTTTCGGCCATATTGTTTTTGTAACCGCAATAAAAAATAAAAAAACTTACGACCCCCTTCTCAGTCCTCCACCGCTACCGGATGAGGGTGGGCCAAAAAAGGGGCCGTAAAAAGTGAATATGGACAGCGGGGAGGGACTCGCACCCTCAATCCCCTCTAGCCACAAAGGGTTTTTCTTGCCATATCCCAACTATCGGTAGCGAGCCGACTTGATACAGGAATCTCCGCCGTTATGTAATTTGT